TTGGCACTAAGACCAACATCACATTGACCCCAGCGTCAGGTGCAGAATCAGCAACCAATCCAAAGTTTATTTTGACTGGTTGTTACCTTGAGTCGTTGCCAGTTATCAACGCATCACTTGGCGAGTTGTCAACCTATGACCTCACGTTTATGGGTGGCGCGCTGACATTGGATACCACCAACCCGTAATCAACGGCTCCAAGCCGACATAGGAGAAACATGAAGATCAAGTTGCAGTTAAAGCGCACGCCTGACAGCGCACCTGAGTACTACTACACAAACCTGTTTGTGGTGACCGAGTGGGAACGCCTTGAGCGTCGCAACATCCAACAGCTCTCGGCAAACCCGTTGTATTCGGATTACGCCTGTTGGATGCACACGATCTTGAAAATCAAAGGCGAACAAGTTGGTGACAACTGGCGCGAATGGCTTAGCAAAAACCCTGACATCGACATTCTGCCGGTACTGGATGAGACAGACCCAAACCCTACGGACGCGGCACCTACCGCCGCCAACTAGCAGAGATATTGGTCGCGGTCGGTTGGTGGCCTAGCGACATTGTGTTTGACGCTCGAGATGTAGCAACGGTCATTAAAGTGCTTAACGAGGCAAACAAGAAAAGAAGGTAGCCATGGCAGTCGAAGCAAACATTGAGGTTGCTGGCATCAAGGACGCGTTAAAAACGCTAAACCGTATTGACAAAAGTTTGCGCCGTGAAATAACCAAAGATTACAAGCGCCTAACCCAAGGCGTTGTAGATGACGCATACCAGGCAATACCGCTAGGCGTACCGTTGCGTGGTATGGCAAGAAAATGGACGGTCAGGTCAGGCGCCGAGTTGTTGCCATGGGGTCAACTTGACCAAAAAATCGTGGCAAAAATCAATACAAAACGGGTCAAAGAGTACGCAGGACAAAACGTCAACTTGGCCACGTTCGTTGTTCGCTGGGAAAACCCAGACGCCTCGCTATTTGATTTCTTGTCTAGTGGCAGATTAGGAAAACAGTTAAACCTCAAGTTCGGTCAACCATCGCGAGTAATGTGGAAATCATGGGAACGCAACAAAGAGGACGTCAACCAACGCATGACACAGTTAGTCAAGCGCGTGATGGACGCCACGTCTAAGGAATTGATGTAATGGCTGTTGTATTACCGATCGTTTCAGAGTTTGACGGCAAAGGGATTAAGAAGGCTATTGCCCAATTTAAGCAACTGGAAACAACATCCGAAAAAGCCCAGTTTGCAATTAAGAAAGCGGCGGTGCCGGCAGCTGCGGCGCTTGGCGGTTTGGCTTTGGCGCTTGGTGACGCAACCAAAGCGGCGATGGAAGATCAGCAAGAACAAGCGGCCTTAGCGCTTACTTTGCAGAATGTGACTGGCGCTGGCGCTGCACAGACCGCACAGATTGAAGATCAGATCAGCGCAATGTCTCGAGCGTCTGGCATTGCTGACACGGAATATCGCAAGTCACTAGAAGCTTTAGTGCGCGGTACAAAAGACGTTGATTTAGCCATGAAAGACATGAACCTGGTCATGGATATCAGCACGGCGTTGCAGATGGATTCCAGCACCGTTGCTGACGCGCTTGCCAAGGCATATCAGGGCAACTTTAAGGCGCTTCGAGGATTGACGCCAGAGATGGCAACAATGATTAAAGAAGGCGCAAGCCTTAACGAAGTCATGGACGTGCTTGGCGGAACCTTTGGCGGTGCTACTGCCAAGAGTGCCGAAACCGCTGCAGGCAAAATGAAGATTCTTAAAAACTCAATTGGCGAAACCAAAGAGTCAATCGGTGCCGCGCTGTTGCCTGTGCTTGAAGCCGTGCTACCTGTGCTGAACAGGTTTGCTGCATGGGCTCAAGACAACCCCAAAGCATTTTTAGCAATTGCAGCCGCTATCGGCATAGTTGCCGCGGCGATCGTAGCCACAAACATTGCTATGGCGCTCAACCCATTCAGCCTTATTGCAGCGGGCGTCGCATTGTTAATCGTGGGTCTTGTAACCGCATACAACAAGTTTGAGTGGTTCCGTGACGGAATTAACCTAATTGTCAACACGGTTATCGGGTTTTTTGCCGGCATGGTTAACGCTGCAATTGGCGCAGTTAACGCAATTATTAGCGCATATAACTCAATCCCGTTGTTGCCTGATTTGCCAAAAGCCCCAACTGTGCCCGTGCCACAACTTGGCAAAACATCTAATACGCCTGCACCTGGACGTATGAGTATTCCTCGACTTGCTGATGGTGGCATTGTCAGTTCTCCAACTCTTGCCCTGATCGGCGAGGCAGGCCCAGAAGCCGTAGTGCCATTAGATCGCATGGCTACGGGCGGCGGCGTAACCATCAACGTGACTGGCGGTCTTGCCACAAGCGCCGAGATCGGTGAATCTGTTGTTAATGCGTTGCGCGCCTACTCACGGAGTGCAGGGCCGTTGGCTCTGAACATTGCCTAATGCCAGGCGTTGCGGTTGTTGATTCAGGTAATTATGACCTGCAAATAGAAACAGGGTTCATTGTCAACGCATTCACGCTTGACAACGTAACGTCAGGTGTGCTTGACAACACGTTCTTTGTGCTTGATGGCAACACCGAATATGCCGACGTGATGGCTGACTGCACGCAAGTCAATGTCAGGCGCGGTCGTCGAGATGTTGGAGATCAGTTCAGCGCTGGCACGATGACATTCACAATCCGCGACGTAGATGGAATTTTTAATCCGTTTGATGACCAAAGCCCATATTACGACACACCGCAATCTAAGCCAGGTCTTGCACCTATGCGCAAAGTGCAGCTCATCCGCTACGACCAAACAGACACACCTGAATACATCTTTTCTGGTTTCGTTGTCAATTTTGACTACAACTTTGCGTTGGGTGGTTTAGACAGCGTGACCGTGTATTGCGCTGACCAGTTCTACCTACTGGCACAAACCTACATGAACGAACTAAACGTCACGTCTGAGACATCTGGCGCGCGCATTGAGACTGTGCTTGATCTGCCAGAAGTTGATTTCCCTGCCCTACAACGGAACATTGCAACGGGCACAGTAAATCTTGGCCATGATTCCTCGTACACAGTTCCTGCCGGCACGAACGTGTTGCAGTACATCACGCAAATTAACGAGACCGCAGAGTTTGGGCGTGTGTTTATGTCAAGGAATGGCACGCTCACATTTCAGGAACGCATTGGAACGACCCTTAGCGCGACCGTCGCAAACTTTAACGATGATGGTACAAATATCAAATATGACGGTTTGGGCATTTCCTTTGAAGCAAACGAGGTAATCAACAGGTCTGTTGTTACAGGGTTAGATGGCAAAACGGCAACCGCGACCAACGCAGGTTCGATAGCGGAATACTTTATTCAGACCAGCAGCATTCTTAACAGCTTGCTCCACGAGCAAACCGCCATAGACACCGCTGCCAGTTACCTGCTTAACCCAATACCCGAGCCACGGTTCACATCGGTAGAAACCAAGTTTCTGATGCTAACCGACGCACAAAAGGACACGCTGGCCACCGTAGAAATTGGCGACACGATCGCAATAGAAAAGACATTTGCGAGCGGTGCCGGCACAACCCAGTTGGCACAAGACCTAAGCGTTGAAGGCATTGAGCATTACCTTGACTATTCCACAGGCCACAGGGTGTTGTACTCGACTTCCCCAACCGTCATTGTTTATGAGCTGATTTTGGACAACCTCACATATGGCACACTTGATCAGTTCAATGTTTTAGGATAGGAGACACTATGGCTAACCCATTCCCATTTACCGCCGGACAGGTGCTGACCGCTGCACAAATGAACGGCATTGGTGAATATGCCGCCTTCACGCCTTCGTTTACCAATTTTACGTTAGGTAACGGTACGGCGACGTTTCGTTTTGGGCGTGTCCAAGATTTTGTTCACGTCATAGGTCGAATCGTTTTAGGTTCTACGTCAAGCGTTACTGGAAACATGACTATTGCTCCGCCAGTTGCGATGAGCGGAATGCCCTCTGGCACGACAGTTATTGGTCAAACTTTTGTTCAGGACTCTGGCGCGGGCGAACAAATCGGGTTACTACTTACTAATGGTACAAACATCTTTGTGCAGGCGATGAACGTTGCTGCTACTTATCCGGTTAACATCGCATTCACTTCTACTGTGCCCTTTACATGGGCAGTAAATGATACGATCACAATTAGTTGCATTTACGAGGCCTAATTATGACAACACGCGAACAATACGAACAACAATGCCGTGACGCTAATCCTGAAATGACACAAACCGTCAACGGTGTTGAACGCAAATTAACGAAAAAAGAATACGACGCAGCAGTTGAGGCTTGGGCGTTGATGCGCTGGTATCAAGACAACCCAGACCAACAACCAGCACCGACGCCGCTTGGCTGATGCGCTGGCGTTACCTCATCGGCTACGTCGCGTTAATAGCGGTCGTCTTGTGGGGTTGCTCTGGGTGTAGTTATGACGGCTCATATCGCTACCCATGCCAAGACGCAGCAAACTGGAAGAAACCAGAATGCGAACCACCGCTTTGCAACCCATCTGGCACCTGCACGAAAGACCTGATTTATGAGACCACGCCTTAAACCTGAAGAACTGCACGCTCGACTAATCGTGATGGTCGGAATAATCCTTGCCAGCGTCTTTGCCGTCACCGTGCTCGGATTTGTTTATGCGCTGATGTTTGTAACCCAACCGATCGGCCATCAATCACCAAATGACGCCGCCTTTATAGATCTGCTATCAACCTTGACCGTATTTATGACCGGCACGTTGTCAGGTCTTGTCGCCTCAAACGGGCTAAAATCTAAACCCAAGGAGCCAACCAATGAAACCAAGTGACAAAGCCTTACTCGCCTCATACGGTCGCTCAATGCTCGCCGCCGTTGTTGCGCTCGCGGTAACAGGCAACACAGACCCATACGCATTGTTGGCAGCTGCGATCGGCGCGGTCTGCCCAACAGCGTTGCGTTACTTCAACCCTAAAGACATGAAGTTTGGTCGTGGCAGTAGCAAAGGCTAAGGCTGGCGTTCCAAACGCACGCGACTACATAGGCAACGCGGACGGTGCATCACCAGCGCCCCGTGCCGGCATGAACGAATGGATTAAGCAAGCAATTGCTGCATCGAATGGCGCGCTGTGGAACAACGGTTCTTGGGGTCAACGTGACATGCGCGGTAAGCCAGGCTCATTGAGCGTTCACGCGACTGGTCGCGCTGTTGACTTGTCGTATCGCAAAAGCGAAAAGAACCCAAAAGCAGGACGCAAAGAAGCGCTGGTCTTTATTGACAAACTTGTTGCTAACGCAAACGATCTTGGTCTGCAATGCATTTTGGATTACTTTCCAAAGGAGCACGGTCGAGCATGGCGTTGCGATCGTCAAGCATGGCTCAAATATGACAAGCCAACAATTCACGGCGCACCAGGTGGCGATTGGTTTCACATTGAGATAACGCCACAGGCTGCAGACTCGGTGATCTGGGTAAAAGCCGCATTTCTAAAGGTGTTCGGGGAAATCCCACCTAAGGCTTGATCTATGTTCTAGGGTCGGAGTACCGACAAAAGGACAGGCAATGACTGACATCCAGATATTCGAC